GAATATCATGAGAATCTAGCTTATCTAAACCTGTTGGACAAACTTGTCGATTAATCTGTACAAATCTAGCTTCAATATCATCAAAGAAATTATGTCCTGTAGAGTTTGGCATACCAACAGATATTGCTTCTTTCATAATGCCAATAACAGACTCATACTTTTCTGTTTGAATTAACTCAACACTTTGTTCTAGAGCGTCTTTAAATGCTTGTCTCTTACAAAAATCTAGTGACTTATCCTTAACATACTGCAAATCACCAATATCTGGATTTGTTTTCATTCTGTGAAGATACTCAATAATTTGATCTCTTAAAACAATATCTTTTGATTTTGACAAATCTTCTTTGATAATAGTAATTAGTATAGTTAAAGTAGGAAATGTCTTATACTTGTTATAGTAAGAAAAGTACTTTTCGCATAAAAACGATAGATACTTTAAATCAAAATATTCTGGATTGACTACTTCAATCATCTGAGCTGACCAAAGAGTATCAGTTAGCATTGATTGAAATACTTTTTCTTGGAACGGCTTGCCAAACTTAGCAAAATTTCTTTGTTGACTCATTAAATATTATTCCTTAAACATGATTTGACTGAAATTAGAAAAGAATGTATATCAAAAGAATTTAATCCTTCTCTGTTTATTATTTTTAAGATTTTCATTTTATTGATCTTATTAAAAGATTTGTTGTCAAATTGATAGTTAATTTTCTTAACTTGATCAGCGCTTATCATAAGCGAGTCCAAATACATCAATTTCCAATTTCTTCTAATTGTTTTTTCGTTATTTATTATATTATCGAATAGCTTTATTTTACAACCAGAATTAACTTTTTTATTTGACTCATTAATTATATCATCAACAGACAATTCTTTTACTGTGCTTAATTCTGGAAATCGATTTGCCATAGTTTTAAAGCCTGCTCCTTTTACACCTTTAATTCCATCACTTTGATCTCCAGCAAAGCATCTTACTAAACAAAAATTCTTTGTGCTTATATTCCACTTGTCTAATACATATTTTTCATCTATTAATTTCTTCTTATTAGGAGACCAAATTTTTGTATCTTCATCTAATAACTGATAATAGTCTTTGTCTGATGTCACAATTATTTTTTCTTTTTGTGACTTTTTTGTATTGACTAAATAAGCAATTACGTCATCAGCTTCACAATCACTAACGTATACTTGTGTTACAGGAGTTTCATAAAGTAACTCAATTAGTACTTTTAACTGATTATTTCTGTCACCAACAGTATCAGGAATATCACTATAATGACTTCTATTAAGCCTTACAGGCCTGCGACCGTTTTTATAGTTGGGGTCAATAGATCTTCTTCTTATAGATCCACCTCCTTCCCAAACAACAACTACTTTTTCAGGCCTAAACTTATTACACAAATGATCAATATTTCTTAAAAAACCAAATATCCCACCACACAATTGACCATTTAGACTCTTTGCAGGATTAGCTGCAAAATGTCTCATAAATACATTTAACCCATCAATGTATATAATAGGCTTATTAGACATAACTCTACTTTAACATTTCAAATGCTTCTTCGTGAACTTCCATAACATGCTCAGCTACAGCTTTAATATCTGTATAACTTTCTGGATCAATGTCAGGATCGTCTGTCTCGTTTTTTCTAATCATAACTTTTTCTAAAAGCATATCAATGTATTTACCATGCACAGGGTGACTAATAACTTTGTCAAAGTCGGCTTTATAAAACTTGTTATCTACTAGCAACTCTCCATTGTCTAAAGTCGAAACAGATAAAGTTTTCCATGCACCCGTACCAGAAACTTCAATATGATAGTTACCAACTTCTTCAGGGCCATTCTTTCTTAGTAAGTCAAATACTTGTTCATGTTCTCTAATACCTTTACCAAAATGAATTTCAAAGTCACATTTTCTAAATGGTGCTGATACTTTGTTCTTAATTGTTTTTGCTGAAACGTTAATGCCAATAGGCTCTTTGTTTTTATTAAGAATCTGTGATCCTGCACCTAACTTAATCCTAACAGAACTGTGAAAAGGAATTGCCATTCCGCCAGGTGTGGTTGTCGGATCACCATACAATACACCTACCTTTGTTCTAATTTGATTTAAGCAAACCATTAGAACTTTTTCATTAGCAATTACACCCGTAATCTTTCTCATACCTTTGGATATTGCACGAGCTTGAAGACCAATAGACTCCTTATCATAGTCACCTGCAAGTTCTGCTTTAGGACTAGTAGCAGCAACAGAGTCCCAAATAATTGTTACAGGAACATCTTTGTTCATTGCTTTTGCTTTAATAATAGTACTCTCTGCAATTGACAAAACTTCTTCTGTACAATGAGTGTCAACGTATACAAATCTTTTCTTAATGTCTACACCTAATGCTCTTAGGTTTTCTACAGAAGTTGCATTTTCTGTGTCAATATAAACTACAATTCCGCCCATTTGTTGTGTAGACTTTGCGATTTGAGTTGCAATATGAGACTTTCCTATGCTTGGAGGACCAAATATTTCTACAATTCTGCCTTCAGGAAGACCACCATTTTTCTGATTAGAAATAATGTAATCTAGCTGCTTTGATCCTGTACTAATCCATCGATTTACGTGTGTAGGAGACTCATCTGTGCTAAGATTATAAGCAACTCTTGATCCTCTTTCTTTATTTAAAGACTTAATTAAGTCAACTGTAAAATCGTCTTGTATACTATCGTTTTTCTTTTTACTTTTTGCCATTAAAAAGCTTTACCTTTCTTTTTTTAAATACAGAAATGCCGCTTTAAACGGCAAATAATAGTTAGAAACTTTTATTACATAGCTTCTAGATCAGCAAATGCTGCATCTAAATCGCTATACTTTTCGTTAATAGAGTCAGGAGAATCATCTGCTTTTGTTTGAGTAGTTTGACTCTTATTCCAAGATCCTCCTCTTGATGTTTCTTTACTGCTTTCCTCTTCATCCTCGTTTAGCCATGTAGTGATAATTCTCTCTAGCTCTTCATAAGACTTAAGCTCAAACAAGTCGTTAACATTTGGAATGTTGTCCATCCACTTCTTTGTTTGTGCCTGATCTTCAGACAGTGGGGTTTCTTTTCCTCGAGGTCTTACTTCTGTTGTTGTCCACATTTGGCCTGGATTTTTAGTACAAATAACTTTTACATCGCGTCCTTCTGATGGGTCTGTAATGTCGCCATAGTCTTCATCAAGCATATAATTGAGAAGTGTTTGATAAACTTGCTTACCAAAAGCCCAAAGTCTAACACCTTTATCTTCTTCACCTCGTACAATAACTGGAGCATAGCATCGCATCTTAGGGTATAACTTCTTTGCTAACTCATATGACTCTTTTGAACCTTCGTCGCGAAGCTTTGTAATCAACTCTTGAATTGGATCTGGCTTGCCAAACTGGTATGGAGAAAGAAGTCCTGGATTGTTGCCAATGTTGTAATAAAACATAAGCTCCTTAAAAGGTTGGCCGTCATTGTCAGGATAAGCCATTAGACGAATAGTTGTCTCTGTTCCTTCTTCTGGACGCCACATAGAATTCTTCTTTGAATTGTGACCACTAAGCTGGTTAAGCTTCTTGCGAATTGCGTTCATGTCAATTGCCATTAAATTGTCCTCTCTTAATATTGTAATTTTTTATAATTTAATTTGTTAATTTTTTAATTGGTTAAATGGCTACCAATCATGTTGCCATTATAGTATATTATTATTTAATTTACACGTGAATTTAAACTAAATTTAAATTTTTAATTTGATCTGCTTCTGGGCAATTATAATCTTCACTTCCTGATATTGTGTGCCATACATATTCAGACCTACTTGAGTTTCTAAATTTAGGATTTCCTCTTCTATCTCTTCCTGCATATTTCTTTACAAATACAGTTTGTGTAGGTATATTTGTTCCTAAGAAATTAATTACATCTATGTAATCTTCAGGTTGATTTGTATTAATAGCATTAAAAAGTTTTGTGCACAAAGACTTAAAACTTTCTGGTGAAAAGAAAACTCTTGTATTTTCAAAATGATCCATTTCTGAAACTTGCTTTATAAAATTAAAAACATGAAATCCTAATGATCTATAATTTCTTTGTCTTCCAATATCATTAACATAATCATATAATAAGGCAGCTCTTATAAAGTTTCCAAATCTATCTTTAAAATTAAGAAAAGCTTTATTAGAAAATGGCAAATCCTCTATTCCTCTTTTTTGTTTAGGCGTTAGACTTCTATTTGATTTAAACTCTGAATATAGTGATGTCTGTATTTGTTGTATATTTTCAAATTCTTCTGAATGAACTTTAAAGAATCTTGAACTTTCTCCACGAGTCATATTTACTGCTATTCCTTCGATTGGAGAAAGCGTATTTATATGAGATGTTCCAAACAGAGCTGTAATGTTTGATCTAAAGTCAGGTAATATTTCATCTTTTATAAACTTCTTAAACTGTTTTGCATTTAAATTTAGTGACTGCTCAACTTTATTATATAATTCATCTAAAATATTAGCAACTTCTTGACTTAACTTTTCTCTGCCAACTGGTGTTTTTTTAATATCTTCTGAAGAGAGAAAAATAATTTTTCTATTTGATAATTTTTTAGCATCTTCAGCAGTAAAATCACCTGTAAATACTGCTACTTGTGTTTGTCTTGATGGCACTCCATAAGCAATATAATCAGGCTTTGTTTTGTCACCTTTAATTATTTCTACGCCTAGTTTTATTTTTTCATTAGGTTGTAACTGTCTAACACCACCATATTGACTTATAAAGTGACGTTTAACTCTCCTAGAAGCTGCTGCTCCATTAAGAAATCTTCTACTAAATATATTATTATTGTTTTCTAGCTGAGACTTTACTGCAAAGTAATACTTATTTCCCGTAGCAGAACCTTCAATACCAATTGTAGTATTTTGTCCGCTTATTTTTTCTGATATTTCAAAAGTAACATCTTGTAAAATATCTCCTTTTAAGTGACCTAAAAAAATTAAAACTTCTTGTGGACTTAAGTCATAAAGTCTATCTGTTCTTTCTAACAATAAGTTGTTATTAAGATTACTAAATACTTCTTTTAGTGATCTTTTTCTACCTTTTTCTCCGCCATTTTTAAGGTACCATTGAACAGATCTCGTATAAGTCTTTTTCTTTTTACCTTTTGATCTATGCTTTTTATCAGTTGCTGTTGACTTTTTGTATATATTTCCACCACCTTTTCCAGCTTTTGGTCCTGTGCCTAAAGGTGTAGCTACGCCGCCAACTGCTCCTCCACCCATTGTACTAAACTCATTGAGTTCTAGCAACTCATTAAGTATTTTTTCGTATAAATCTCTATTCATTTTAACCCTCTTTAGACTTATACATATATATTAACTTAAAAAGGCAAAGTATAATCTCCTGATATTTTGTCTTTTTCGTTTTTCATAACAGCTTGATTTGCCATATTTAAAATAATAGCTAATCTGCATCGATGATCAGAATAAAACTTGTTTTCATCGTTCATAAAATCCTTAGATAATAATATGGCTTGCCATTCGTTCCAGCTTAAATCAATCTGGTATTTCTGAGCATACCATAAAGACATGTCCTGAACAACATATTTTTCACAGCTTTCATTCCATTCGTAAAACTGTCCTAGCTTTTCTCTATGCCAGTCTGAATTGCATATAACAAACCTATTATATTTTTCTGTTCCTATTCTTCCTAGCGAAGAAATAAAGCATGTTTTAATTAGACTCGAAGGTGATATCTCATATCCAAGTGTTTTATTAAGTGACTTTGCAACTTTAAGTAATTCTAAAGAATACTCTACTAAACCGCCAATTCCACAAAAAGGCTCTTTAGCTCTTTGTGAATAAGAACATTCAATAATTCGCTGTCCTTGTTCTTCTATAAGCTTATTAAAACTTTCACTCTTTAAAAGCGCAATTAGTTTTGTATAATTTGACCATAGCTTTTCTACGTCTCTTTCTTTTAAAGTCTCCATGTAATCCCTGTTAAATTTTGAAATTTTTTGGTTAATTGTTTCTTTTTTTCTAATAAGTTTTTAACTTTATCTAAGTTATTTTCGTTATCTAATGATTCTTTTAAACACTTTGATGTTTCAAGCAATTCTTGAAAACATTCTAGTTGAATGTCATTTCCACCTAAAGATAATTCAACTGGTTTTCCACAAATATATCTTGCTGCTACTTGATGTAATATATTAGACTTAGTGTTGTTCATTTTTATTCTCCTCTATCAATATGATTAAATATTTCTATCTTTAGAGGAAATTTACCAAGAGTACTATTATTATATCCTTTTTTAATAATATTTACAAAATCATGATAATAATCATCAGAAACATCAAATATAATAGCATCATGCAATATATAAAGAGGAACTGATAATTTTGTATCTACTTCTTTAATTAGATCTGTAAAATAAGTCAATGCAATATCTACTGCTGATGACTGTATGTAGTTGTTTATTAAAATATGATCTTTATCCTCTTCTAAATTCCATATAGGCCTGCCAAAATAATTTCTTCTAATACCGATG